GCCACAATGCTCCCTGATGAGGTTGCCGTAACTAACACAGGACATACTTCATTCTTGATAGGTGGAGTGACAAGAGTAGTTGAGCCACCACATCCAGCCAGTCCGCATAGAAGTAGGAGTCCAAGTATACTTCTCGAAGAAGTTCATCGTCGTTCCTTTCATTTGAAGAAGACCTGCCCAAACAATGTGACCGTCTTTGTCATTGAAGCCGCCCAGTAGGGAGGCTTCTTCATGCTCAGTGCGTAGTAGCTTGTTGCCCCGTCCGTGATGTCTGTCAACGTCCCAACCCCAGCTTGCACCGCGAGCGTCTTGGCGATTATCCACTGTGGATCGGTTTTCACGGCGTAGATCGCTGTTTCCGGGTCAGTGGGATAAGTGACACTGGAATACTGATCGTGCTGTGTGCAGACCTCGTAGAAGCTTTGTGCATGAATGCGCGCGCGGTTTACGATGGTGTTCATCACCGACTGCATTCCCTCTTCGCCGCCACCTCGATTCTCACGCCAAGCTGTAAGTGCAATCATGAACAGGTCATCAAAGTTGCTAGTCAGCATTATCTTCTTCCTTTCCTTTGTTATTCAGTTTGTTGATGAAGCCAAGTATCTGCAAAATTCCTAGAACACCGAAAGCACCTTCGCCGATACCACTCAAGGTAGTAACTTTATCGTTCAAGTCACGAAGTCGAATGTCCATTGAAAGCTGTGCTGCTTCAACATGATCCATCCTCTCCGTCAAGTACGATTCCATGTTGAACTGATGTGGCTGTGTAATAGCTACTGACTGAGCGAATGCACTAATGTCGCCAACACCAACATGAATGGATAGAGCCGAAAGAAAGGCTACTATGATATATGTGATACGAATTAGCTTCTCAGTTTTATTCACAGGCCCATCCAACTCACAGAAGTTGTGTTTCTATCCACGTACTGAGATTTAGAGTCGCACCTGTCCCGTTCGAACCAACGGCAGAGTACGCAGTGCCCTTGGGAACTGCAAACGTAATTGTAGCGTCACCTCTCTCACCAGCGGCAGAAGTTTGGATCGCTGGGATTGATAATCCTCCCACAGACACGACCAATGTACCTTCAGATGTGGCGTAGCCAGAAATCGTTACGATCAAAGGTGCTGTCGAAGCAGTATATGCAGTTCCGAAAAATCTACTGGACCCGGCCAAATTTTCGGACATTGACAGTGACGGAGGGGCCGATGTAAATGCGGTTGTCATCCATCCAATGAGATTCGATAGATTGCCGTCGTCTGGAATATCGATTCCCAATGTATTCATCAAGTAATTGGCTATACCAGCAGCTATCATACTGGACTGATGCCAAATCTTGTTGGCCTGAGCGGGAAGCGCGATGCCGTTTACAAAGCCATCGAGCTGGTAGCTCGACCCAGCAAAGTTAGCCTGTGTGTCAACGTTGGCTCCGCCTGAAGTTGCTACGGGAAGATAATCGGTAGTCGGCATTTTCTACTCTCCTATGTTAGAGGTTCAACCCACGCCCCAACTCCCCACCCTGAGATCGAGGAATTTTCAACGCCCCATCCGAAGACAGGAGCGCCCGGAACACTAGGCATGAAGTAGCCACGTATTCCTACACCCGCTGGACGAAGGATGATAAACCCTTCGATCATGAGTGCAAGCATGATGGCTGTTATTGTTGGGCCGATGACAATAATCGCCATCGTCATGTCTTGATAATCTTGAATCAAAAAAGTGTATCCCTGTGCTGCGAACACAATGGCCCAGATATTGTAGGCTCCCGGTACACTTCCGTCCCAGTAATTAGACGATATGACGGACGCCATGAGAAGACGGTAAGAGTCATCGGGCAGTGCGTCTAGTTCACTTGGGCTGTCACCAGTCTGAAACCATGTACCTTGCCCCCACCCAACACCTGATACGCCCCAGCTAAAATAAACTCCGGTGAGTGGGATCGAAAGCTCTCTACTTACACCAACCCACTGTCCTACAAAATCTAGCTGCTGACCCACGGCTGTATTGGGATTGAATATTCCAACTAGAGGGTTCATCGTATCCTGAAGGTCAGCAAAACCTTGCAGCATTGCTGTGAGCGCAGCAATGAAGTTGGGCTGCACCGCATTAGCGGCAGGCACCAAATCGAGATAGCGTTGAACTGTAGCAGTAGGCATCTAGCTCACCAGAGTTATATTCGCTGCAACGCACTGTGCAGCATCGTTGAACGGGATCGTGATGTCAGAAGTTCCAAGGCTCCCTGTCGAAAGGCCAATTGTCAATGAGGTAATGACGAATGTCTGCTGAAGATTGCTGTTGGGAAGCCCAGCTTCTGCCATGCACCAGTTGTAGTAAACATCCTCACCGATAGAGAGCGCATTGATGAAATTTACCAGTGCGTTGATGATGGCTGTTCCAGTGGAGGACAGATACCCGTTCAACGGAGTGATCGTGATCGAAGCGTAGATCGACACTCCGGTCAGAGTGTAGAACGAGATCGGAATTGGAACACCCGCAGGGTCTTGAATGGTTACCGTTGTGATGCCGCTCATACCACCACCAGTACCTGTACCGGGAGACTTCTTCGACTCAATGGCGGTGGCAATGGCCGTGGCATCGCCGCCCTCGGCAACTACTACGATGCTGTGGCTTGGAATGCCATTTGAATCCGTGGTAGCCGTTTGGTTATCATAGATCGCATAGCGCTGAACGCCTGTCACATTAGCTACAGCGGAGAGGATCGCGGCGAGAGGTGTCACAGCAGGCATACTGGTGCTGATAATCTGCCGCGCACGAAGAGCTGCGTCCGTCTCATACGGAGCACCGGGAGTCGCAGCCGATGAGTTTGTCACTGTCTGGAACCCAACTGCCCCCACATAAATCTGGTTGATCGTGTTGATCGGTGCAGCAATAGCACCCTGCGTGGCGCATGTTGCAGTGACTGTGATGCTGCCACTTGTGGGAATAGTCGTATTCAACGGAAGCGCCCAGAGATAATTGTTCGCATCCTGAATGACGCCAGCGGGAATTACTGTGCCTACTACACCAGTGCATAGAATCGGCGCAGTGCTGTATGTCGAGATGTCACGCTTCAATCCGTTGATCGCTACCTCGCTCGATAGAGCAGCCCCTTGTGCGTAGGTTGGGGAGTAGCTGTTGTACACCGTGATCGCTGTCTGGTTCGCATCGCTGATAGCCAGTGCGACAATGGCGAGAAGCTGGTAGTCCTGACTGTCATTTCCGAGAGCTGCGTCTGACCCGTAGATTGACTGAAACGAAGCAACGAGAGACGCCAGAATATCATTGTACGAAGGCGCGGAGATGCCAGTCGGTGTTACCGTGGCCGCGAGAGTCGGAAGTGGGTAGGTAGGCATCGCTGTTCCTCTAGGTGGTCAGCACGGCGGTAATGGTTATCGGCGTTGTGCTGTACGCCGTATAGAACGAGGCGACTACTGTGAGCGCACGCCCAGTCAATGAACTGCTGTAGCTGAGCATCTTTACGACACCGGGGGTCTGTGCAATGCGATTCTGAATGGCCGCATCATAGACGATCTGCGGGTTCTTCCCGATGATGCTCTGGGTTACTGGAGTGCCATCTGCAAGGTCGAGGAACCATTGACCCTCCCAGAGATTGAGCCGTGACAAGACAACCTGCACAACCCCGGCAGCACTGTTGACCAACCAGTTCTGCCCGTTCTGTCCGAAGGTGTAATCTCCTGTAGAACTAAGTGCTCGTACTCTCATGGCACTGTTACCTCAACGCCGTTGACGAAAAGCCCGGATGGAGCCAAGATGCTGACCTTCCCATCTGGTGTAATGCTGAGACTTATGGTGGGGAACAGTTTTAAGGTTATGCCCCCCGGCGCGTTTACTATAGCATCTCCTGTGGGGGTTAGGGTGATGGTCGTGAGTCCATCGTTACTCCTGAGCTGGACGTTGGCTGTGTCGATGCTGCTCAGCACATTGGGGACACTCTTGGGACCAACGATAGCAAAGCCATCACTCAGGCTGTGCATTCTAAGTTCGGCCTGCTGGCTTATCTTGCCACTTACCCACCAGTAGTCAATGCACCGGGAGCTGAACACCACCAGAGCTTCGTCGCCTGCCTTGAGAGGGAACGTAAGAGCGAAGCCGCCACCACCGGGAAAAACAACAGGTACGTTCACCAACGCAGGCAGTGTCGCCCACAAGAATGTTCCATCCGGGTTACGCACGCGGCCTTGGATCATTGGCTGCAACTTTGCAGTGCAGTTAGCGGGGTTGAAGCTCACGATCTGTGCTGGCATCGCTGTCCACATCTGCGCTTGGCAGCCATCGAGTGCCGCTTTGATAACCGATATTTGACTGCCGATATATTCACTTTGAACTGGCATTTTACTGTGCGCTCCAAGTCGGCGTAGGTGTGATGGAGTAGTTTGACGGGTCTATTGCAAGACATATTGCTTCTGTAAGCCAATCCTCACCTCTTGTGTCTCCACGATGGTTCACACCAAAGACTAAGTAGTACCCAAGACCTTGACTGACCTGTGCCACCGGAGGAAGATAGCCGCCCTGTAAAAGATTCGGAGCGATTGATCCAACATTCTGTGCCTGCGCGATGTCATAGCTGCTTATCTGCAAAATGCTTCCGGGTCGAACGAGTGGGTTCAGAAGCATCGTTACATTGATGCCGCCGTCTGTGGCCTCTGGTATTCCGATCATTCCTGTGCCAGAGTTCACCACTATTGCGGTCGTTGGGCTGTAAGAAGAAACTGGTGTGAACGTCAAGATGCCATTCTGAATAGACCACTGGCCTTGCACAGTGCTTGAGGTCTCATCGAGAAATTGCTTTGACATTCCCCACTGCACAACACCACGCGGAAGTATGCCGCCATAAGTTTGTGCGGCGTCTCCGGTTAGAGGCTTCGTTGCGTCAATAAGTGTTTGTGAGTTTTGTGAAAGTGGTATAGCGATGCTCGATCCATCAGCGATATATTTTACTTTCTGACCTTGAGTAATGGGAAGCTCTACACTCATACTCATGAACGCATAGTTGTGAAAGAAGTACCCGTCCACAGCAAGAAGCTCAAGATAGCTATCAACGTTGCTTTCTTTTCCGAACTTGAATTGAACAATGGTTCCCTGAAATATGATTGCGGACTGGTTTCCGTACCCCGCTTGAAGTGTCACTGTGTCGTAGCCTTTGCTGACGGCGGCATTGACAGTGGTTGGGGCCGCATTGTAGATGCGAATCTTTGCCGAATTTGGGTAGCTCTCAGAAGCCGCATTTACCTCGAACGTAACCTTCAGTCCAGCCCCCACCTGAGATATATTTCTAGTGGTGACATTGGAGAAGAAGATTGCATACGATCTTCCAAACGAAGCATTTGGTGACACCGTTATGTTGTCTGCGGCACTCATGCTGTCACCAATAAATAAAGGTGGCTTGACACACCGAGGTTTGTGAACGTTGGAAGTTCCGTAGAGTTGAAGTCAGTCTGCACTTCTAGTGCAAAGCCAAAACCAAGATAGGCAAATTGGGCAAGAAGATTTACCCCCGTTACTAGAGGGGTTCCAGTAAGAAGAGGGTTGCCATTAGAGTCTTGAATATCCAGCACCCATGTCTGGTTCACCCAGTTCCAGTAGACAACAAAGATATAGGTCACACCGTTGATCGTGATACTTACTTGCTGAGCGATGGACTGAAGGGGAACCTCATATACAGTAGTGGTCATTACGCAGCCCCCGGTGCATTGAAGTTGTAGGTCGGGGCTGGCTGCAACGCAATCGTGCCCGTGTTGCTTACACTCTGTGTCTGCTCAGGAATCTGCATGTCAGATTGCTGCGGCAGAAGAGAAGTCGTTGCCGGTGATACAAAGTTGATGTACCTGCATGTGATCCGAAGCATCAGGATGTTCTCTGTGTTCTTGTCTGTCATGCAGTTGATCGACTGGATCGCCATGTTCACATAATTGCGCTTCCCAGTGACGATATTCACCAACGTCGCAGCGGCTTGTGCAGCAAGCAAACTTGAGTACATCGTCTGCAAGAAAGTCGGTGTGAGTCCAGTATTCTGTTCACTCGCCATCGCCCACACGTAAGTCAGTGTCACCGTGGATGGCATCTTGTAGATGTGGTCTGTAACAACGGAGCCAGTCTCAAGCGGGTTGTCCGTCATCACAACTTCATCATCATGGTTCTCTTCGACAACACAATCAGCCACGAAAGAGCCGAGGCTGCGATTGATTGTGACGGCGGTCTGAAATTGAAACGGATTGATGCTCATCGTGTTGCACCTTGCAAGTTGGTCACCAGAACTTTGTTCGTTGCCTGCTGCGCGTCCGAAACGGCTTTTCCTATTTCTTTTGCCTTGTCAGCAACCCTGTTGATTGTTGTCTCATTGTGCTGGTAGATAACTACTGCTGCATCACCGCGCCTCTTGGTCTGACCAAATAAATCTTTTGGCCCTTCAAAAAATTTAGTGAATGCATCAGATGATGCCCTAGCTCCACTCGCACTATAAAATTGTGACTTGCCACGCCCTCCACGTAGTTCCTGAAGCACAAAGTCAAGCTGCTCTGCATCAGTAGAGTTTCTAATATCGTGCCCGTACAGCTTAGAAAACGCCGCTTGTCTATTCGGAAGCCACTGGGCAAAACCATAAGAGCCACTTCCATCTTTAGGATCAGCATTTGGGTTGCCACTGCTCTCAGCCATCAAAGAAGCAGCTATAGCTGACGCATGGGCGACATCCATCCCACGGCTCATGTAATACTGCGCAATCGTATCTGCGTTGAGAACTCCGTGCAGCTTAGAATGTTTCACGGAGTACCTGTTAGCAAAATTGTTTGCTTTTCCAGCAATATATCCACGCTGGTTTAGTTCCCCTGATACAAGGCCCGGTATATTCTGAAGAGCTTTATCCGCCAACCCTCCAACTTTAGAGTCGAGACCAAGTGCCGTTCTATTACCAACATCTGCACCAACGGCGGCTGTAACTTCTCCAAGTGCTACCTTTCTATCAGCAGAGCTGAGAACATTTGTAGCACGCTGGGCAAACCCGGACGAGTCAACAGAGCTAGCAGCAGATGCCACTTCCCCGTAGTTCTTAAGAAAATTATCTTTATCAGGTGCATTGTTGTAGGCGTAGAGTGTGTCCATGCTGATGCCCAGACCTGAAGCATAAATACCAGCCATAGGATTATTGTTAGCCAGCATCTTCGACAGAATTGGAAGCGCAGACAAATACTCTTTCGTCGTGTCGCCCGACATATCCAACCCAAGAGCGCCAGCCCAAGCCTTCGCCTGAAAATTCTGATTGTGCCGAGCAGCATTGAGAATGCTGAGCGATCCCATAACACTCGCTGTGCTTCCACCAAGAGACTTTATGGCAGAGTCCAGCGCATGTATGTTTGCCACGCTAGAGCCAGTTTGAATCTCGGTGAAGTGAAGATTTCTCAGCCTAATATCAATTATGCCAATACCAGCGGCCAGCCCCATAAGGGCTTCTAATGCAGCACCAGCCATTTCAGCAATGCTGCTCATGGCACTGCCTATTTTACTTTCAGCGTTGTCTAAGGAACGCTTATCAACATCGAACCCAATAGATACTAGGTACTCTCTAAGAATCGCATTAGGATCATTTGCCATCTCAAAAAGCCCTCGGGGTTAGTAGCCGGGAATTTTCTTCCCTCACGTTTAGGTAATCATTCATGCGTGCAATGTCACACAATGATATGGTTCCGTCTTTCAGCGATTCGTAAGAGCACATACGTTCGGCGACGGGGCGCAGCAGCCAGTCTTCTTCACTTGCCATCGACAACAACTTTATGCGGCTGTCGTTGTCGTCGTCACTGTTTCTGGGAATGGCTGTGGCCCTGAAGAGAAAAAATCAGCAAAGTTATCCTCGATAACGTTGTACGTTAAACTCAGCATCTCTTTCATGCCGATGTCCTGATACATGATTGTCTTCGTCTGAATGACCTTGGCCCATGTTTCCCCAACCTGCCTAGAGCAGCAAGACAGAGAAGTGATGATGATCATGTCGAGGTCTTCGTCAGACAACGTGCCTATGGCCGCAGCAAGATCGCCAGCTACACTTCCAGTATTCATTTTGGTGAAGTTGGCCCACGCCGGGGCCAACCTCTTGGCAACGTGAAGTTGATCGAACGCATTCAATGTTCCAATGCGATAACTGAATCCTGAGATTTCTACTACCCTCGGTGGTGTGGGCATGTTAGCTTGCTACTCCTAGCTGTGTTGCTGATGTGGAACCGTTGAACTCCCAGTCAAGCATGGCTGCATCACGGCTGTACCGATTCTGCGGGAACTTCGCAAATGCAGCACCTTGAATCACGTACCCGTCGCCAGTCGTGATATTGGCAATCGTGAGCGCATTCTTGCCCCACAGAAGAGAACTGGTGTGCTGAAGATTGTACATCCCTGACAGAATCGCGTTCATGGGCGATGTCTTCAACAGGCTCACCCGAACACGTACTGCCTTGCTTGCATGGAGACTGTGAACTGTTGACCCGTCCGCGCCGATCACCATGTTGTCGGCTTCTTCAACATACTCGACCGAGATGCCTTCTTCTGAGGCACCAGAGCCATTGCCTAGCATGGCAACACCTCCGGGGCCGATTAGAGTTGCTACTACATCGAGAAAAGAGTAAGTCATCGTAGGCTCCTGATTACGAGTTGATTGTTATGGCAAGATTCACAGTGTTGACCGCTCCTGCCAACTTGCCAGCAAACTGAAATGGTACAGAGACTCTGGCTGTGCGTGAGGCAGATGACTGAGACGCGACGGACGGTGTGTACAGGTAGTACCCCGCATCGAGGAACTGCCCAGTGTACAGGTTGCCGAACGTCGTTCCAGATGTCCATGTTCCGGGGCCAAAGAGTCCATTAGTCACATACTGTGCGGCGACCGTGGTGATCGTAGTTCCGAGAACCGCCATGCCAGAATCGGTCTGCGGAATTTTCGTTGTCGAGGTGTAGAGCGCATTGAAGAGAGCCGTCATCACATCAACGACAAACGCATCCACCCCCATCACAGCATCGATGTAGTTGCCATCAGCAACTGTTCCACGCTCGATGATGGCTGTGTTGTTGTTGTACTCTGCGAACACGTTGCAGTTGAACCCTTCAAGAGCGGCAATCTGGTTCGAGTTTAGGTATTCAGGTATGATACCCGGCTCCTGCTTCCACATGAGATTGATTGTGGTGCTGTTGCCAGAGTAATCCGTGGTCTGGATACGGGAAAGCAAGCTCACGACAGCGTACACGCTGAAGCTGCTGTATTGAACAGCGGTGTGCGTGTAGTCGAGCTGCTTGAGTTGGTACGCAATGTTGGTCGTGTCTGTGGAGTCGAATACCGTTGTTTCCTGCGTGGTCACTCCATAGAAGTGACGATTTGCGCCACCTTCGATGAACCCAGCAATCGCTACGTGGTCAGCATCAACCGCCGCAGGCACAACCACCGAGTACCACGTCTGTCCGAACATGCTGTCGAATAGCTCTACAGCAGAGAGAGCAGTCTCGGCTGCTAGGCCATTCGCAACATAGGCTCCAACACTGGATGACTCAAGCCCAAGAGTACGATCAAGCGCATTCCCCACGAAGCTGACGAGCGAAGTGGTTCCCGTTGTGCCACTGGTTACTTCAAACCTCTCGTAGTTCGCATCCCACACAATCGTAGCTCCGGTGAGAGCGGCACCAATGACAGCAGCGACACCATTGAGATTCGTCTGAGCAGAGAAGTTCAGCCCAGTGAGTGTCTTAGGCGTGCTGTCAATCGTAATGTCGAGAGCGCCAGCGGTGATCGACGTAAAGTTACTCATGGCCTGCTGTGCCGCTGTCAGTCCGGCTCCGATCAACTGCCCAGACGATGCTGTATTGACCCAGCGGCCAATGTTGATCGTCGTAGGCTGTGGAGCCTGCTCAAACCATAGCGCAGACGCAAGATACTCAGGAGTTGTGTTTGCAAAGTCGATGCCGACTGCTGCAAGGGAATCGTACACGCGCATTCTTGATACCGTGTCGATCACAGCAGAAGTGCCAAGCAGAAGCATCGAGCTAAGGTTCTGCGCCTGCGTTGCCTGTTGAGACAGGCTCACACTGACAGCAATTAGACGTGAGATAGGCAAAGTGGATGTCGGCATTCTAAATGCTCCTTAAGATACTGTCTCTGTGATCGTCTCTGTGGCTGGATCAGTTACAATCTCAAAGCCAGCAGATAGAACTGTTTCAACAGGATAAGTAAACTCCTGCACACGGCGAAGATAAAAACTCATGTCCACTCGGTACAACCACTGTTCTTGAATAAGTTCAGGTGCAATGGTGGGAGGGCCGTAGTAAGTTGCAACGAAGCCTTGGCTCTTCATGAACTCACGATTCTGAGATACCAGTAGCCCCATCTGCATCAGGTCATTGTTCGCATCTGCATTAGGACCGTAAAACGATACCAGTATCTCCAGAATCTGATTGCGGTGAATGACTAAGCCAGCATCGGTCATGGCCTCTGAATTGAACGTGTCCGGGGTTCTTGCCCGAACACCAATAGATGCCCAGTCAGTCCCGATAGCTGGAAGGTTGGGTGCCTGCTGCTGCCAGCGTGGAATCACCAAGCATCCATCGATGCCTGTGATGTTCACCACAATCTGCTGAAGAAAACGCTGAAGGGCAATACCCTCAATGCTGGAAATACCAGTGGGAGTGGGAAGAAGATACCCACCCGTCGCGCTCGTATTTTCTGCATTGCCGTTGCTCATGGACTACTCCGTTGTTGGCGGTATTGCTTCTGCGTCGATGATCTGCGCGGTCGCCCGAATGAACCCAGTACCAAAATTGCTGTAGTCACCTAGATGAGTAACCACATACTGATTTCCGTTCCACACGATGATGTCAGGCTGATAGCCGATACTCTCCGTGCGAAGTGCGAACTTTGTAACTATGGCAATCGTCTTTGAGGCAAGCTGCATATTCGGCTGCCGCATGAGAGCCATATCAGTCTCCGGGTAAACTACCCCACGAAGATTAGTCACTACCTGCTTGGTTACAACGCTCTCTCCGAACCCATTGAGTGTTTCCTGCTGGCGAATGACATTGAACGTGTCCAGTGTGAAAGGGTTTGTAAGCGCGGCAGACATATCGAGCATCGGCATGGCTTACACCTTCTTTCGCACAACATACGAGATGGAGTTGATCATCTCGGCGGTATCAATGAGCGGCTTCTCACTCATCTTTCCTCTACGTACTCTTGCTGCAATCGTACTGTCTGCTAGTGGCTTGAACGGCCCAGCAATGATCTTCTTCTTGATGGCATCCCGAGCTACTTGCCCTACCTGCTCATATCCTGCTGACGGGTCTTGGCCATTGAGAGCCATGCGACCCGTCATCTGCATCTTTGCGTCGATCTCTTTGCTTCCTTCTTTCAGCCCCGGACGCATGAACTCGCGCTGGGGAATGTTTGCCGCTGGGCTTCCCTTATCGTGGATGTAAGCCAGCATTGCATTCGTCACTGGCTCAGGACTTCCGTCAGCTTTCTTTCTCTCTGTCTTGCTGGCTGGCACGCCCACCAATACATCAGTATTAGTGAGCGTGCGCAGCGCGTTCATCATGTCGCCAGTCCTGCTCCGCACCAATTTCACCTTCACCACTGGCTCGATCATGACTACCCACCTTCCCCATGCAGAGTTGGAAACATCGGCCCCGGCCACGCATTACTGAATCCCATTCCAGCAATGCTTGATCCACCACATCCGACTCCACACATGATTGGCTTCATGCCAACCATATTCATCACACGGTAAAAGCGAGTTCCATATACCGTGAGATTCCAGTGGCCAGCTCCCTGCTGCACCCCAGAGCCAGTATCATAGCTGATGCTGACAGCGCCGGGAGTTTCAGAAGCTATGACGCCTCTGCTCACACCCGGAAGACCGCCAACAGAAGCTGTGATCTGTGCGTTCGCTTCAAGCACCATGTTGTGTGCCACGAAAAGTTCGAGGCCCATGTTGAGAGTGGTTCCCCACATGGTTGCGTTCAGCATGAGGTATGCGAAGTTAATCCAGAACTGGATCGTGGAGTCTGGATACGTAGTAGTATCTGCAAACTCTGGAAAGTCAGTACGAAATTGTGCAGTTGTCAGAGTTGGCATGTGACCCTCTACTTCTTCGCAGGTACTTCTTCCTTCTGCTGTGCGGCGTTCGCAAGAGGCGCTTGACGTGCTTCGGCCTTGTGAATCTTGACACCAGCACGCTTCAAGGCAACATGGTTGACAAGATGGTTAGGAACTTGCTGCACTCCCTTTGCGAACTTCACAATCACACGCTCATTCGTTGTGATCATGACATTCGTTGGAAAATGCATTTTCGTGGTTCCCTCACCGTCTTCGAGAACTTCATCGGGAGACTTGGGTTTGTAGGTAGGGCCAGCAGAGAAGGGGACCAGAGCTTCTTTCTCATCGGGGTTGATAACCTTTTTCACTTCGCTCTTTACTTCAGCCATCGGTGATTCTCCTTTGCGCGGTGGTGGAGAGGGTAGATATTTCACTACCCTCTCTCGCACAGGGTTTAGATACCATCCCAGTAGGAGATGGTCTCAGGATATACAACCTCAACCACACCGAGGCGGCAGAAATAAGTCGTCTTGTGATAGATCGACTCATACTGCACCGGGGTACGCTGAAGCAGGGTCATGGGATAGCGCACGTAGTTGGTGTCCTTGTTGTAAACGACCATGCGATCCACAGTTCCAGTCGTGCCGATGGTTCCACCGTGACCAGCACCAATGCACCACTTGAGCGGGAGAATTTCCAGCTTGCCGCGCCCGTTCAATGTGATGATGTTGTTGTCAAGCAGGAACTTCAGGATGGACTGATTGCCGGCGGTCGAAACAAGCTGCGACGTGATGTAAGCATACTGCGCAGGCGGAATCAGAATGCGAGTCGGCATCACAGCCCACGCCGCAGTCGCCCACGTCGATTCAATCGCGGTATTCACATCAGCGAGAATCTGGTTTGCGGTCTTGTTCACCCACTGAGTCGTGCTGCCAGTTCCGTCAGCAGCAACACTCGTATAGGTGACATTGGTGGAGTTCACAAGCCCAGTGTCAGTCGTGGCCGTGTCACCGATGTACACCATTTCGTCGATGTCCATCTGGTGCTTGAGCTGAAGACCCTGATACTTCTGAACATCAACAGGACGACCGAGCTTGGCGGCAGACTCCAACTCAAGAATGGTGTACTTGAGTTCCATGCCCCACGGACGGAGGGGATGCGGAATCTTGGCCAGATCGAGCGACAGACCTGTAATCTGGTCAGACGCTTTTCCGATCCATGCTTTGCCAGAACCAATGCCGTTGCCGGTGCCGAAGCCACCCTGCGATCCAAAGTTAGACAGCGTAAAGCTGCTCACTTCGTCCGCAATCGTGACATCTTCACGGAGGTCAATGTCGCGACCCCAAGTTACTGCGGCCAGCGGCTCATGGAGAGTCTGGTCAAGGCGCTCAAGCTCGCCAACCAGAAAGGCTCCGGTACTGTCCACCGTGCGACCATCGTGGGTCTTGAAGCGGTTGCCCAAGAGCTTTCCCAGATCATTGCCCGATGAATCTTTTGCGTAGTGATTGTCGTAAGTCTGCATGTTCATTACTCCGGTAATTGAAATGGGTTAGCTGTTGAAGTCGATCTCTACAACGCCGTTTGCATCAGCAGGGCCGTTGAAGAAAGCATTCGCCACAGGAATTGTGCTTCCAGCAGTGACAGACGCCTCAAAAGTACCCTGAACATGAGTACCAGTTGAAGCAGCGATCCAGACATTCACCGGAAGACCCTTGGTTGCGGCAACCGATCCACCAAGAGTGCCCATGATAAAGCCGGAGCGAAGAACGTCAACCGCGCCGATGGGGAACCCGTAGTAGCTGTCAGGGCCACCAGTGCCAAATGCAGTAGCCGAACTCTGCGAAGGATACGGGCGAACGGTGATGCCGTAGATCGCAGTGAGCGCAGTGTCGGATGACAGAAGAGCGCGAACACCGTTCGATGCAGCTACTGTGACAACAGGCTCACCAAACAGAAGCGGCGGATTGGTGGGGTCTGCGAGGCAGGGAAGAATGCTGGCGGGGTGCGTGCGATTCACGTCACCGGGAAAGCCTGCACCCATACGAAACTGAAAAGCGACATCGCGGGTCTTGCAGCGACCAACGAACTCACCTTCAGGAGCACGGCGAAGAGAATTGATAATGCGAGTAAGCAGGTTCATTTTGTTCTGTCTCCGTAGTAGGTTGTTTGTTGGTGGTTACAGGCCGAACTTTTTGCGGTTCAGCTCGTTCAGCTCAGCAGGTGTCTTGATCCTGCTACGAACACCGAGTCCACCGCCTGATCCAACAGGCTCAGAATCACGCGTCGTAACACCACTGTTCATCTTCTTCTTGATAGCACCAACAGCCATGAAGAGAGGACGAACATCGCGGCATGACATCTTGGCAAAGTCCGCGCCGTCAGTCGTGCGTCCGCGAACCTCTTCAATGATGGCGAGCGTGGCCGAATCGCGGGTGGCAAGCTGGAGAGCCTTGCGACGAAGCCCACAGATATTGCGGAAGGTGTCAACAGGCTTGGCAGCAGAATCGAAGGTGGGGATACGAACGCCGGGGGCGATGATCTCGGCAAGAGAAACGGTGTCTTGGAAAGACTCGGTGAACGGTGCGGAGTCCTTGACCTTCGACTTGGCATCGTCAGAGAGATCGTCAGGCATTTCGTCCTTCATCTCTTCCTTCTCGTCCTCGTCCTTGTCTTCGTCTTCCTTGGCATCCTTGGACTTGGATTTTCTGTCAGCCGTAGAGCCGTCACCCTCTTCGAGATCGCCAAGGCGACGATCATGGTCTTCGAGCGCCGAGTCATGGGTCTTGATCTTGCTCATGCAGTCAGTGGTTCTCTGCTCAACACCCTTGAGGCGTTCCTCGAACTTGCTGTCTTTGTCATCGTCCTCGTCGGGGGCTTCGTCAAGATGCTTCTCAGCATCCTTCAGTGCCGCTTCGTCTTTGGTGCTACGAAAACGGCTGATGGCATCGCGGGTCTTCTGCTTCCAGTTAGACATAGTTGAAACTCCTGTAGGTTTTGAATCTCTGATGCTGCAACGTTCCCCGCATCGGCCTTGACCGACTAAAGCAACGTGGTTAAAGATGATGTTGCGCTGATAACCTCGGCCATCAGCAGTCTTTACATAGTCGGCGTCGTAACCACCACTTACCTCCCGCTTTCCCATGAGAATGTCCGAGATTGCATCAGGGCATGTCACCTTGATATCGGCCAAAAGAAGATCACTTTGATCTCCTGTTCCACGGCGGGGATTGAGAATCATTCCAACCCCAAGCTCACGCCAGTTATCAGGGGTCACGTCAACAGGCGGGTGCTCATTCACCAACGTTGCAGCATGTAGGCTTTCAAGACTTTCCTTCTTGAACACCTCTTCAGGACGGCGCTCAATCAATGCGAATCGTTCACCCGGAGCAGGCTCGATGCTGATCTCACCAGCGGCATACTCCAGAACCCCTGTACGGGCAATCGGCACGTTGTAACAAATGAGAAAACCATCCGGCGTTTTCTCCATGTTGTTGCCGAGTTTTTCTGTCGTGTAGAAGCGCATTTTAGGGTGCATTCCTTCGGATCAAAGCATATCATCGCGTGCAACTGGGTCGTGTCTAAGTCGTTACTTTCTGCCAGCTTCGGACTTCTCTTCCATGCCCTTCTTGCCGTACTTCTCGGCACCGACCTTGTAGGCTACTGCGCTAGCTTCGTGCTTCGATTCGCCCTTGGCTTCGAGCTTGTGTTCCAGCTCAGTGAAGGCTCCGTCTTCAGTTGCATCTTTTCCTGTAAGGCGCTTAATAATCTCTCGCGCTTCCTGTTTTGAGGGGCCACCAGCTATTCCCACTGCCGCATCTGGCATGTTGAGTGTCTGTTTGGCAATACGAAGTTGGTGCTTTTGTGGAACACTAAGCTCTCTTGCGTCTCTTACTTTATCGTCACTGGCAATCGCCATCTTCAAATCCTTCGAGTCCGTGGTGCGGTCGAAGTACACTTTGTTGACGTGGTTCATCTGGGCAAGACTACGAATTGGCATTGTGGTTCTCCTTTTAGGCTAAGTCTGGTAGTACACTTTCTCCGAAACATCTACAATTCGGCCCTTGGCCAGCGTGGTAGCGCATAGGAATTCCACCTGCACCTAAGCCAGCAATGGGAGGCTCATTCCAAGGAACGAATACACCTTCTAAATGACGATGGTCAGACCTAACATCAGCGTCTTTCATCGTCCTCCAGAAGTACCCTTTGCTCCCAACTGCCTGAGCACGAATCTGGTTCATGACAGACGCTGTGCGTGCTGTCTCAGTGCGTGCAATCATCTTTGCTCTGCCAACAGTCACGATGCCACTCCGCATGATGTCCTGTGCAATCTCATCAGATCGTCGGCCACTGCTTAGACCTTCAATCGTAAGCATGTGAACTCGGTCACTCGCTTCTCTGGGAAGCGATGTAATGAGGTCTACTTGCAATGAGAGATACTTGCTCAAAAACATCCCAACAGGGGCATTGTTGATTTCATCTTTTACTCTTCGTCCCATTTCATCGGCAAGATCGAACCATGCCTTCGCGTCACGCTGTCCAACTTCATCGTGCATTCTCACTACCACTGAGTTCGCCCACGGACGAAGTATTCTGGCATAGTCATTCAGTGAAGATTGAAGAGCGCCCATATCGGTAACTTTCCCTTCAGGAGCGAATGTTTGAATGACTGCTCCAACATTACGTGCCACTTTTATCAGGCTAGAACGAAATGCACGTTCGGCTATGCGCGAACGCAAGAATCGTTGGCGTGCAATCATTCGTTGCTGGGCTGACGATTTATCCATTACTGTCTCACTCCACCGCTGAGTGTCACGCCAAAGAACTGAGCCGCCGAAGGAGCCGACACCTTCCGGGGTTCTTCGACGTCAGGCATTGATGCTTCCTCTCTGGTCTTCGATTTTACTAATCAATCTTCAAGCTGGTAGCTGTACCTGTTCCACCCGTGCAAGCGGCGGACGATGTTGCAAGTAATCCGGCAAAGGTTCCACCAGAGCAAAGATAGACCGTATTTGCGCCGCCGTTGATGGATACGCTTGTCGGGGTAATTGCAGGGCCACTCGCTTGCGGCAAGTTCTGCACCAATGGAACCAGCACCCCGTTTGAACCGCTGCTCAGCTTGGTTACGTTGTTTGAGCCATAGTTCGCAACCCAGACGTTGCCGGATTGATCCACGGCCACA